ATCTACTCCATTGGAATCCTGAACTCCACTTGGGATTGGGAGTATTACTGTTCCTTGATAGTCTTGTATAGCACTATTTCTTTGCAATCCTTGTAAAAATATACTTGCGCTATTATTTGATTGTGAAAATACATCTTGGTTTGGTGCTTTATAACGATACTGTGATATTTGTAGGGTATCTTGCTGAAGTTCTAAAATATCAGATGGATATTTCCAAGTTCCACCATAAACACTTTTTGCATTTACACTAGCAAAACTATTATTGATGGATACTGGATTTACTGGTGATAGTATCGATCCTGCTCCTGGAATTGGTGGTGTTGCTCCAGGTGGTGCATTTGTTGATCCTGGTGCCTGTCCAATTTGAGATACTTGTGCCCAAGATGGTAATTTTAATCCTGCTGCATTACCACCTGCATTTTTATAAGATGTATTTACTGAATTCTGTATTTGTTGATATAATGTATTTCTTTCTTGTGTTGTTACTCCAAGATTATTCAAAAAGTCTGTTCTAAAATTGCCATTATAAAATATCGGAGTTGTTCCAATTGCCAATATTCCATCTTCTACAAGCTGAACATTTCCATTTGTAGGGTCATATTGAAGGTTAAAGTTTTTTCCTTGCTTTGTATAGTATGGTTTTGGTTTTATATCTTGAAAAGCCATTTATGGAGCGTCCCAAACTTTTGATTTGAATACTGGTTGACCCCTTTTATCTACAAATTTTTCAGTCGGGAGTAATGAAATTTCTCTCCATTCATTTTTTGGAATCTTAAAGAAGTCTGTCATAACACCAGAGAACAAATAACGATGTAGTGTTTTCTTTGGTGCGTTTACTATTCCTTCTTTATTTAGATAAGATTCTGCTACCCCTCCACGATATTGTGGGTTTAAATAATGAAGATTTGATCCAAAAAACCAACCCTGTCTTGGATTTACTTCAATTATATAAGATAAAGGATGTCTGTCCCAATATTCATATCTTTGGGGATATGCTGCAGAGTACATAAAGAATACCAAATCTCCAGGTTCAATAAAAAAAGTATCTAATTCACTTGTATTTTTGGATTGGTAGTTTCTCAATTCGTTCATTAAAGAATTTGTCCACCAAGATGTGCTTCTGTATTTTTTACCAGCACTGTTTATAATTGATTCTGCTATCATTTTACTGGTATCCCTAGTTCTGTTTCGGTTAAAATTCTAAATTCATATTTTCTATCAGCACACCATTCTTTTGCTGCTTTCCATTTTGCCTGATTTACTGCCCAAGTTTTTACATTATATGCCCAAGATTTAGTTTTTCTTTTTGGATTATTATCTGGTTCTTTCAAATCTTTCTGTGGTTTTATTTCCACAACTAAAGTCCTATTGTTTCCATTCTTGTCTTTATACTTAACAAAAAAATCTGGAAAATATCTATGTACCTTATTATCTATTGGAGAAACATATGGTATAAAAAACTCTTCAGATTTCCAAGAATTTACACTTTCTGTTAAATCACAATATTGCATAAATTTTAATTCATATGAAGATCGATAGACAATATTAGTTGGATCTCCTCCATACTTTTTAGGATTTTGTGGGCGATATTTTCCTTGTCTATATTTACTATCTTCGTTGCGTGGCATACATATTATAGGTACTTTTAGAAAATATTTATAGATGGCTAATGAAACCTTCGGAGCAGGAAAGCCCGAAATAGGTCCTCTATACGTTAAGATGACTACGCCAAGAACTGATGGAGGCGTAGAGATCCCTGGTGCTTTAGATATATTTGGAAAGCTTTCAATAAGTAGTCAGTTTAAAGTTGCACTACATTTGACATCTGGTGGAGATCCTTTGATGTCTTATTTAAATAATCTTGGACTGACTGATGATGCTACAAAAAATGAACTTTACAATTTTTATTGCGCTGAAGCATCTTTACCGGGAGCAACTTTCGAATCTGCAACTGAAATTGGATCGAGGCAAGGAGTAGTTGAAACTTTTCCGACAAGAAGAGTATATCCAGATTTTAATATGACTTTTTATGTTGATAATGATTATCGACTTATTAGATTATTTGAAGAATGGATGAATTACATCAATCCCCTTTATACTTCTGGAGGTCAACTTCCTGGCAGTTCAATTGGGCAGGGACAAGGAAAAGATAACTCAAATTTCTTTAGATTTAAATATCCCGACACTTATAGAAGAATTATATCTATCGTTAAGTTTGAAAGAAACTTTTTAAAAGATCCTCAATTTTCAGATAGAGGTCAATTGGGAAATGTACCCTCATTAACTTATAGAATGATAGATGCATATCCTACAAACATAACTGCAATACCTCTTTCTTACGAGGGAAGCACCATTACAAAAACTACAGTGAATTTTGCATATACTAGATATGTACTCGAAAGAAATAGGGGAACTCAAAATCTAAACTAAATATTTTTACTGACCTGGATTCTTTATGCCATTACCTTCTATTTCTACGCCAACTTATGAACTTGAGTTGCCATCATCTGGAAAGACTATTAAGTATAGACCTTTTTTGGTAAAAGAAGAAAAAATATTAATTCTTGCTTTAGAGAGTCAAGACACAAAGCAAATTACAAATGCTATCAAGCAAGTTTTAAAAGATTGCGTGATAACAAAAGGTATTAAAATTGACGAATTGCCCACATTTGACATTGAATATATTTTCTTAAATGTTAGGGGAAAGTCTGTTGGAGAAACTATTGATCTGATAGTAACTTGTTCTGATGATGGTGAAACTCAAGTTCCAATTACTGTTTTTATTGATGAGATAAAAGTTCAAAAGAATCCAGAACATACATCCGATATACAATTGGATCCAACTTTAATTATGCGAATGAAATACCCTTCATTGGATCAGTTTATTAAAAATAATTTTGATTTTAGTTCGGATAAGAACTCTTCAAATATTGATAAGTCTTTTGAAATTATTGCTTCTTGTATTGAGGGGATTTATTCAAAAGAAGATTCTTGGTCTGCATCCGATTGTACCAAAAAGGAACTAATCGAATTTATTGAGAGTATGAATTCGAATCAATTTAAAATGATTGAAAAGTTCTTTGAGACAATGCCAAAACTCTCACATTCAATTAAAGTTAAAAATCCAAAGACTGGAGTTGAAAATGAAGTTACGTTGGAGGGACTGACTAGTTTTTTCGGTTGATTGTGGCTCATATGGATCTTGAGTCATATTTTAGAATTAATTTTGCGCTAATGCAGTTTCATAAATACTCTTTGACCGAGATTGAAAATATGATGCCTTGGGAGAGAGATATATACTTGGCACTTCTACAACAGCATATTGAAGAAGAAAAATTAAAACACCAACAAAATGGCAGTTAGTTCGCTCTTATCTCCAGAAAAAATAGCAAGGTCTCCAAGAGGAACTGTTCAAGATGCCCAGAATTTTATTTCTGGTGGATCACCAATAGGATCTTCTGTTGTTCAATCCGCAGCAAATAAAATAGTAGGATTTCAGAGAGCAGAAGTAAAACCAGTTACTCCAGATATTAACTCAATTATTAGTTCAATTACTAATAATGTACTATCTTCAGTTGATAATTCAATTAAGAGTGCTACGCAAATTATTAATAATGATGTAGACAATAAAATAACAAATGTTACAGAAAGATTGTCTAATGAAATTCAAACCGTTAGATCATCGGGACCAGTAACACAATTACAAAATATAGTTCAAGTAGTTCAAAATAAAATTAATCAATCAATACAAAAAGTCATTGGAGACTTTAGTAATGATTATGCGCAGAAAATAAGAAATATTGAAGAGAATAAACCATCTCAAGTATTGGATAAATTTCTAAAAGTATATCGGAATGCTTTAGAATTCATTCAATTTTTTGGAAATCAAAAGAATATAGATAGATTAAAATCAAATTTAGTAGCTTTAAAAACTAGTTTTAATGAAAGCTTTGAAGTTGCAAAATTAGTTCGTCAAGTAATCGTAAAGATTGTAAATCAACTTTCTAATCTTCCAAGGGCAACTCCCTCTGGAGGTGGATTGAATCTTGATGTTAATGTTCCTGGTTCTCCACTGAAGAAAGCGGGTGCTCCTGCAATGAAGGGAATGGGTAGGGGAAAAATGCTTGGACTTGGTGCTCTGGGACTTGGAGCAGCAGGACTAGGTGGAGGTGCAGTAGTTAATGCTCTTGCAGACTCCGAACAGGTACAACCACAACAAGTACAGGCGGACATCCCTCAAAATTTAGTTGATAGATTTGGAGCAGTTGTTGACAGATTTTCAAATATTCTTGATGCTCTTGTTGGTAAGAAAAAAGAAGAAAATATAACTGTAACTAGTTCTGGCGGAACTTCTTCGGGGGAACCAAAAACTAAACCTGGCACTGGTGGTGGTGGACCTACTCCTCCACCAACTGGTGAGATAAGTGGAAGTCAACAGCAAATTGAATCTCAAATGTTTGATTATCTTAAAAAAAATTATGGAGAAAATGTTGCTTATGGTATGCTATCTAATGCGATGAGGGAAAGTGGTTATAGAACTAATGCTCCAGAGGGTGGTTATTTTGGAATGTTTCAATTGGATAAGAATAGAGAAGTAAGATTTAAAGAATGGGCAAAATCTAAAAATCTTGATCCAATGAGTCGCCAAGCTCAATTACAGTATGGGGTTATAGAAGCACAACAACTTGGAACTTTGGAAAGAATGAAAGCAGCAAAAACACCAGAAGATGCTGCGAGTCTTTTTTATAATGAATTTGAAAGAGCTGCTTATAGTAAACCAATTGTCGGGTCTAGATACACACCAAACAATCCACACGAAATAAAAAATAGACAATTTCTCCAAGATATAAGAAAACGCCAAGAATCAAGAGTTAAAAGTTCTACTGATCAAAAACAAATACCAGCACAATTACCATCTGCAAAAGTTGAACCCTCATCAACAAAGTCTCAAGTTTCTGCAGCACCAACACAGACACAAGTTGCTCAACAAAGAGCAGCATCTGTTTCTCAACCTCCCCCAACGCAAGTTGCATCTAGTGTTAGTGTTGTGCCAATTGATTTATCCTCCACACAGCAACAATCTGGTGGAGGAGGTGGTCAAGTGGTTTCTACACCACCATCACAAAAAAATGGACCTTCGATTCCAATGCTTCCATCGAGCAATCCGGATAATTTCTTGGTCTTGTACTCAAAAATAGTATACAATGTGGTTGACGGATAATGGCAATTAAACTTAACTCTCCACTAACTCAAGCAGCAAATAATATAGTTGCTCTTGGATCTCGCCAAAATAAATCAGTAAAAAGATTTATAGGAGAATATAATGATTTTACTAATGTTTTAAATTTTAAAAAAATTGAACTTGAAAAAATTAAATTACCAGAGAAAAGAAAAATCAAAGAACTTGCAAATTTAAATATTGCAAACACCTTTGGGACTCCCGGTGGTCTTCTTTCTAATTTGTTTTCTGGTGCTTTGGATCTTGGTGGATTCCTTGGAAGTATGTTCCCAGGAAATAATAAAGTAGGAAAACCACAAAAATCTGGAGGGCCCAAATCTCCAAAAGTTACAACAAAGGGACCAAAAATACGATTTGGCGGATTTAAAGCATTGGGAGTTTTGAATGCACTATTTACCGGACTTGATTTTTATCAAGGAATGAAAGAAGGTGAAACGGTAACTCAAGCAGCCTCTGGTGCTGGAGCATCTTTGGCTGGGTCTATTATTGGTGGCATTTTAGGAGCACCACTAGGTCCATTTGGGATAGTTGCTGGTTCTGCTATTGGTGGATTTCTTGGTGGATGGACTGGTGATAGGGCGTATGAGTTGGCAACTGGCGGTAAGGGTGGTGTTTCTGAAAAGTTAACTCAAAGATTAAAAGAACAAGAAATAAAACAAAAAGCATTAGTTTCTCAAGGAGATACTTTTGCTTCTGTTCTTGATAGGTTTGAAGTTGCTATTCAAAAATTTGAACGAGGAGTAGCATCAGGATTATTTGGTACAGTTGGACAGGTTAATATTATGGAAGATGTTGCTGCCGATGATTATGCAGAACTTGATGATTATGAACAAGAATTAGATTCCCAAGATTATGGTGGTTCTATGGGAGGAACATTTGAATCACATATACAAGAATTTAGAGAATTTAGGAATAAAAAATTTGGAGCACCAAAAGAAAGATCTCCCAGTGCCAATCCTCGTTTATATCAAATAAGAGAACTTGGAATTTGGGAAGGTGGGAAAACATCAAATTGGAAAATAAACCCATTGGCAGATGATACTGCATATGAAAAAAATGAACACGCTGGTGCTGGACATTGGGAAAATAGAGCATTTGATATACCAGTTCCAGAATCTTCCAAAGAAGGTGATATGGTTGCTGAATTTTGGAGAAAAAAAGGATATAAAGTTATTTGGAGATCTTCAGGACATTATAATCACGTACACGTTGAAGTCCCAAAAGAAAAAGCAAATGACTTCTTTTCTGGTAAATTAAAAGCAGAAAAGCAAAAGGCAGATATAGCATCAGATGCAGATATGAAAGAAGGTAAAGTCGATACCAAAAAAGAAAAACAACCAAATATTCAGACACAACAACAAGTAAAACCACAAATTGCTCCTATGGAACAAAAAGTTCTTGATGCGACTATTCCACAACAAACATCATATGTTACTCCACAGGTAGAAGTAAATCGCCAAGAACTTCAGAGTTATAAAGTAACTCCACAATATTATCCTTCATATAATCAGATGGTTTCCACTACAACCATTATGCCAATTTTGATGGGATCCCAAGGGGGACAACAAAAACCAGTTGTTATACCTGTTGGGGGAGGTGGAAGTGGAGAATCTACTATTATTCTTCCACCACCATCTGAAGGACAAATAGTAAATAGTCTTATGAAAACATTTTTACTAACTAATCTTTCTTCATCCTAATGTCAGTAGCAGTAACGGGCTTTAAATTCAATCAAGCAGTTATAGAAACTCTTGATGGATCTAAAAAAATTGATATAACAAACTCTATTCTTTTTGCAGATTATTTTGAGGATATATTATCTCCTTGTGTAACTATGACTATTCAACTTATGAATAGTACTTCATTGTTTAATTCTTTACCAATCAGGGGAGGAGAAAAAGTTTCTATTAGTTTGGAGACCACTTTTGGAAAATTTGAACTGGATGGTGATAGTTCAATGTATGTTTATAAAGTAAGCAATCTTGATGCTCAAAGCACTAATGAAATGTTTACTTTACATTTAGTTTCTAGAGAAGGACTTACCAATGAAACAAACAGATGTCTCAAAAAATATGAAGGCAATATAAAAAATACAGTTCTTGACATTTTAAATAATGTTTTGGTCACTAATAAGTATGAAGATAAAAATATTGAAAGAACTTCAAATACATATACTTTTATTGGGAATCAGAAAAAACCTTTTCATATCCTGACTTGGTTGTGTCCAAAGGCAGTTCCATCTAGCAATAGCGGAGGAGTTTCAGGTAAAGGCAATAATGTAGAAGCAAAGGGAGTTTCTGGATTTTTATTCTATGAAAATAGAGAAGGATTTAATTTTAGGAGCATAGAAAGTTTAGTTTCAAATACTCAAATACAAGTTGATTCTAGTGATGATGAAAATATACAGAGATATACATATACGCAAAAAGTTATAGAATCAAATACAAAAGGGAATGAAAGAAAAATATTGAATTATAATTTTGAAAAGAATATTGATCTTATGAAATCATTACGTGTTGGAATGTATTCAAATAAAACGTATTTCTTTGACCTCTATGAAAATCGTTTAGATTTAATAACATATAATCTAAAGGATCAAATTAGAAATAAACTTGGAAAGAATGATATTGGAGTTTCTGAAGAGTTTGGAAGTTCTGTATCTAGAGTTCTCGTCCGAACTGCAGATCGTGGCGTATTATCCAACAGAGGAATTGCCGATTCTTCTGGAAGAGATAACGCGGATATGGCAAAGTCTTTTTCAAGATATAACTTATTGTTCACCCAGGCACTAAATATGGTTGTACCTTGCAATCCAACATTAAAAGTTGGAGATATAATTTACGCCGAATTTCCAAGAATTGAAAGGTCAGATCAAAAAAGGGTTGACGAAGAGCAAAGTGGAAATTACTTAATTAAGGAATTGAGGCATCATTTTGAAGGTGGGCAATTGGTTACCAGTTTAAAATTGATTCGTGATAGTTATGGTCTCTACGGTTAACCCAATAAATAAAAAGAACAATGGAACTCCAAGAATTTATTATTAGTGTATCTAAAGAATTGGAAGATCCTTCCATAAACAAACAAAGAAAAAGATATTTGGAAAGTTATATTAGTGATCTTTTAGAGTATCAAAAAAAGAATCCAACAACTAAAGAAACACCAACTCAATTTCAACTTTTTTGTTTTTTAAATCCAGACTCCCTAGAATGTAGAATTTACGATGATTGAAGAATCTTTATTAAAATCTAATTACATCGGTAAAGATGGATTCATATGGTGGTTAGGGCAAGTTGCTCCTGCAAAATATTGGCGAACAGAGAAGTCAAAAATTGATGAAGAAGGGAAGTGGGCATATCGTTGTAAAGTAAGAATAATAGGGTATCATACATTTAATAGAACAGTCTTAAAGGAAGATGATCTTCCTTGGGCACACATTATGGTTGACCCTGCTGATGGATCTGCCCAAGGAGCATTGGGAGCAACTCATAATTTAGCAGGCGGAGAAACAGTATTTGGATTCTTTCTTGATGGTGATGATGCTCAACAACCAGTTATCGTTGGATGTCTTTACAGGAATGAAAATGTAAAATCGTTTATTCTTGATGAGAATGATGATGGATATAAACCATTTACTGGAAATAGCGGGAGTTTAATTCAAGGATTAACTCAAATAAAACCAAGAAATATTGCAACTTTAGTGCAACCAGAAAGACCAACAACTCCTCCTGTTGGTGTTGGTGAAAGCTCTGCACCAGGAACACCAGCAGATAAGATAAGAGAAAAAGAAGAAGATACGGGTAAAGATAAGTTAATTGAAAAAGATGCTGCTGCCGCAAAATTTAGTCAATTGACTGATGTAACTATTATTAATGAAAATGGATGCGATAATAATCCTATAGGAAAAATAACAAGAGCACTTCAAGATTTTATTGCTTTTACAAACGGAGTACAAAAGTATCTTGATGTTTATGTATATTCTACATTAAACGCTTTCGTTGATATGACATATCAAGTGAAAAGGTTTGCAAATATAATTTTGGGATCGGTCAAGTTTATTGTTAATAACATGAGATCGTCCATTATGAAATTGGTCGGTTGTTTGTTTAGTAAATTTATTGGTGCTATAGTTCCACTTCCTCAACAACCGATTATTGGAGAAGCAACAAAAAATATTTTAAACATTATATTCTGTTTGTTTGAAAAACTCATCCCATTCTTAATTGATTTTGTAACTAATCTTCTAAACAATATTGTTGGTAAGGCAATTAATTCTTCTTTGTGCGCTGCAGAAGAATTTACTGCTTCTATCCTTTCGAAGTTGATGAGTCAAATTGAAAATTTACTAGAACCAGTAATGTCTGGTCTTGATTGGCTACTTGGTGGATTAAGCCAAATAACTAGCGTATTATCAAAAGCATCTTCACTTGCAAATCAAATTATTAGTTTTATTGGATGTGATGGATTAAAATGCAACACTCCATCACAATGGTCTTCAAGATTTGGACCATCAAAACTTGAACAAGATAACTGGAACAGAACATTGGGTAAAATGAATGTTCTCTCTCGTTTAAATAATGATATAGAAGATTCTTTGGGATTCCTTTCCATTTTTGGATCGTCAGATACTCCATTTAAAGATTGTTCAGATAAAACATCCAATCCTGGAGATCAGGACGATTTAACTTCAGTTCCTGCTGGTTATCAATATCCATATTGCATTCCACCAAAAGTAAAAATAATTGGTGATGGTTTCAATGCTCAAGCAGTACCAATTGTTTCGGAATCTGGAAAAATACTTTCCGTGGAAATAATAAAATCGGGAAGAGGTTATTCTCGACCACCAGAAATTAGAATTGTTGACAATAGTGGATATGGAAAGGGAGCAAAAGCTGCTGCAAAAATAAGAGGAGGAAAAATAACAGAAATATATGTAAAGAAACCAGGATCAGGATATTGCAAACCAAATTACAATAATGTAATACCATTACCAACATATTATGTTACTGCAGATAGGTATACTGTATATGAAGGTGAAACAATAAACTTTACCATTAATACTAGTAATGTTGAAGATGGAACTATTTTACAATATAGACTTAATGGATCTGTAAATTCAAATGATATTGATGGTGGAAATACAAGTGGACCAATTTCCATTAATCAAAATAAAGGACTTATTTCAATAAAAACAAAGCAAGATAGTAATTCGGAAGGAACAGAAACACTACAATTTGATGTATATGATTCTTCTGATACTAATGTAGCAAGAGCCATTGTAATTGTTGGTGATAGCCTGTCACCAATCATTCCGCCGCAGATTAACGATCCGACAAATCCACCTGCAGGGGATGATGAAACTGCAGTACCAAATATTCCTGTAGGAGAAGACCCATCAGATCCAGAAGTTGATAGTCCTGTTGGTATTGGAACTGACACTGTTGGTATAGTTACTTCTGTGGTTGTAGACAGACCAGGATATGGATATACTGGAGGAGATACTGTTACTATTGGAGATTGTGTATTTAGTCTTCAACTATCTCCAGATGGATCTATACTTTCCGTAATTCCTGGCGAATGCAATACCAACTTCAGAGAACCTCCTGTTACAATCATAAATACACAAACAGGGGCTGGGGCCGAATTGTATCCAGTTGTTAAGTATGTTCCACAATTAGTAAGGACTTCAAGACTCCCAGTAACTCAAGTAGGCATAGTTAGCGTTATTGATTGTGTATAATGGAACAAGATAAAGTAACATTACTTGGCAAACAAGGATTTAAAGTTAAGTCCGGTATAGAAGATCCAGATGGAAATTTGTATGGATATGCAGTCCA